ACCTCCGTCGATGTATAGTTATAAAGTGGCCATCGATTACATACTTAGAAATATGGTTGTTCCGTTTCAAAAAGAGTATGGTATTGCGACACCAGCAATTATGATCGATGGTCGGAATCATATTACGCATATTCGCCATTTATATGCACTGCATGAACAAGGGATACGACATCTGCATGCAAACTGCTGCCCTAATTTACATTTGGTTGTTGATTCATTGTTAGATAATTGCCATTTATAAATTTTCGAATCGTTATATATACAACGAGCACTGAATCAATGGATCTGTCCCAGTCCCAATCCGAAAACCTAGACCCCATTTCCTTATCTGGCGGCGCCAAGCACAAAATTCGTCTATCTGGTGAACATATGAACTTACAACCTTCGGCGCCAATTAGTGGTCAGAAGATGCGCAAAATCAAACCGTTTGTTTTTCGCAACCAGAAGAAATATTTAGCGCGTTTGCATTCATCGCCGTGTCGTTCTAAAAGTCAGAAAAAGTGCAATAGTCGCAAATTGAGACAGAAATGTAAGTATGCGCGTGGAACCAAGCGAACGTTCTGCCGAAGGCGAACCAACAAGAATTACAGGTCGTAAGACCTTTTACAAATCCACGCGATTCATTTTATTATTATTATTATTATTATTGAAATACTAATAATATCGCAATATATTATACGATGTCGTCTGAATATTTACGTTCGAACCCTTTGGCGGAACATAATTCCGGGATTGCATTATCAAGTAAAGAATTGCCTTCTCAAAACAGCGGAACAGGAAATATGTATTCCGGACAAGCAGGTCGCGCGTTTGTGCAAGGTGGAGGTGGCATGAGTCAGTATTACTCGTCTGATGTAGGTAATCCTGAGAACGCTTATGCAAATGGATCGTATGCACCAGTGACGGTTGGATATAACTCTGTTACACGCGGTGGGCGCCGCCGTGGCAGTGGAAGCAAGCGTAAACTGCGTCGCATTCGTAGGACGAAACGAAAAGTTGCACGCTATAGTCGAAGACGTAATAAAAAGAACCGCATTCCTGTTCCACTGCTGACCGGTGGCGCTGGTGGAGGTACTCCTATTCCGCCTGCTGGTGGTGGAGGTACTCCTACTCCGCCTGCTGGTGGTGGTCTTGCTCTTGAACTTAATCTTCCTCCCTCTCCTGCTCATCCTTCTGCTGCTGCTGCTGATATTCGTGGTATTAGCAATAGTCTTGGAAATCTTCAAATTCAAGGTGGTCCCGCTGGTGCTGGTTGTAACTGTGATTGTGGCGCTAATTCTGCAGCAGCAGCAGCAGCAGCAGCAGATGCAGCAGCAGCAGCAGCAGATGCAGCAGCAGATACAGCAGAAGCAGCAGCAGCATCAGCAAGAGCAGCAGCAGCAGCAGTGCTTCTAGACGAAGCAAATCTACCTGCAGAATTCGCAAATAATAATGCTTTTACTTGTGTTGATTGTGGACATGATGTTATGTATGGTTCACCACAATTTCGTCAACGCGTAGATCTTCCCGATGGAAGAGTTCGTTGCGGTGATTGCGTGTATGCAGAAGCAGCAAGAGCAGTAGCAGAAGCAGAAGCAGAAGTGTTGCGGCAGTATCCCCTAGATGAATATCCCAATGACGAAGACGATATGGGAAATGACTATATGGGAGATGATCAAGAAGACGGCTTTGTTTGTCGCGATTGCAGACAACCTGTTATTGTGGGTTCGCGAGAACATGGAGGACGGAGAGAAATTAATGGAATGAGATATTGTGGTGATTGTGCACCCGATCATCTTGATGAGGGATCGTCGGATGGTGGAATGTCAAATGGTGGATCGGATGATGGATCGTCGGATGGTGGAATGTCAAATGGTGGATCGGATGGTGGATCGGGTGATGGATCCGGTGATGGAATGTCCGGCGGTTCTACATCGTCGAAAAAATATACGCGCTCGACACATTCCAAAAACAAACGCAAGAATCCGAAATCGAGACTCACCAAGAAGTTGAAAATGAAAAGCGCAAACAACCGAAAAAAACGCCGGACCCGTCTCTCACAATAAAATTACATTGAAGGATTAAACCATGTATATCGATGTATCGATCCCTTATTCTTCTAATCGAATCAAGCATTTCCCATTTGTTTTCGGAATGGTTGATTTCATCTTGTTTTTTGCGCTTAGTTCTGTCGTTACCGAGAGATTTCCGGTTTCTTCGTCGATCTCGATAATATCTGCATCGGTAAGTTCAATCTCTCGATCATCACGATGTGTAATAGATTTAGACGCAGCAGGTGGCGGCGTGTATTTTACTGTCCAGTTGTTTTTATAATAACCTTCGGTGTCTGTCATGATAATACGGTATCGTTGTTTGATATAGTAAGTTTGGCGTTTCAACCACTGACTGCGAAATACATCCTGTGGATCAATAATGTCGATCACAAGTGGCGAAGCATGTTTCACTCGCAGAATACGCCCCACAGATTGACACACATCCGTCTTAGGTGACGCCATGATGAGTGTTGTTAGCGTCTTGATATCCAACCCTTCTGACGCCATCGCATACGTAGCAATAATCACTTTCTTGCTCTCACTCAACTTCAGCGCGGCATCTTTCATTCCGCCGACATAATATCCCACCGACGCGATTTTACGGTGTTCGATCGCATCATGGAAGTATTCGAGTAGCGACCTATTATGCGCAAGTATCATGATTTGTTGGTCCGGATTTGTCGCCAGTTCATTTTGTAAGACGTCCAATATGAATTCACTCCGACGATTATAATTACACACTTTAGAAATCATCGTGCTAAATTTAGGGTTGCCACGATAGTCGTATTCTGTTTCATTGAATTCCGCGTCATCCACCTTATATTGGATCCCTTTCACAATAACCGCATGAGATGTCGTGTCGTTTTTCTCTTTATGAACCACATCTCCTAAGAAGTGTTTGAATACCTTGGTGAGTCCATCTTTTCGAACCATCGTTCCCGAGAGACCGAGTGTATATTTCGTTACGATTTTCATCATACATCGACAGAATACTTCGGCCGACATATGATGACATTCGTCATATACCGAGAGACCGAATGAGTCAAACAAATCTCTCGGATACTCCTTCATGGAAAGAGATTGGAGCATTCCGATCACGATATCTTTATCATCGATGTCTACGATTTGTCCTTGTATCATTCCAACACGCGCTGCAGGCAGAAATTGCTGTATTCTCTCGATCCATTGATTCAGAAGGAAACTTTTATGGACGACAACAAGTGTTTTCACACGAAGTCGGGCAATCACATTAAGCGCCATTACCGTTTTTCCTTTGCCTGGATCTACGTCGAGTAACCCGCCTCCACCCATACCAGCATTTTCCGATTTAGTCACTTGATGTATATACTTGTCCACGATGACGTTCTGGTATTCACGCATCTCTCCGGCGAATACGAGAGATTCAGATACAGGCGCACCTGGAGGAATCCGCGATTCTTCTGGAAAACCGTATATTTTTGTTCCATAAAACCGCGGAATATATATCTTTTTAGAACATTCGCGGTAAATCGGGAATTTAGGGGATTGTACTGGCGCTTTAGGAACATACGCACCGACAGTGAGTTCATCTCTCAGTATCTTGAGATCCTCTTGTTCCATACATTCTTTGAGAAGAGTATAACCTCGTGGACCATAATACGTTGCCGGTGCATTGGCATTAACAGAAGGAACGGCGGTCATTTATGTAGATTAAGAATAAACAATCCGAGAGATTTCAATTCTACTGGATGTTAGTTTTAGAATAATATATAGTATAATAATAATAACATTCTATTTGGTTTATATATAGACTATATTCATCCCATGGATACATTCAATAAACTAATGCGTCAGGAAAAGCAACATGAAATGGTGATTTTTGTCCTTTTGATATTGTATATTGTATTTACACCAGCTGTCCCTCAGGCCTTGGCCGAATATGCAGAAAGCACAATAGGACAAGTTGTGGTTGTTATTCTCGCGATCACCCTGTTTTTAAGCACAAATCCAGTTGTGGGAATTTTAGGATTTTTAGCTGCGTATGAATTTATTCGCAGAGCAAGTCGCGTAACTGGTGTCTACGGTATTGAGACATTTAGTCCAACGGAACAGAAGAAACAAGAGATAATGGCGGCTATGAATCCGCCGCCTGCAAAGACACTTGAAGAAGAACTCGTGGATAAACTTGTTCCAATTTCGCCGAATGATGATATCGGATTGACTGACGGAGGTTCATTTCAACCGGTTCTTGGACCGCTTTATGGTGCGGTTGAACCCGATTATGAAGGGGTCATATAAATATGAATACGATTATTCCTATCTTCACGTCTTCACGTATCGCAAACAATATATATCGTTTGTGATACACAGTATGTATTATGCGCCACCGCCTCGCTGCCCCATTACAACACCTGATGCACTCACCTTATTTCCGATTCGGTTGAATATAAAACGGAACATATAAAAGAGAATTGCTGCGATAAGTAATCCAAACATGGTGCCGATAAGTGTTCTAAACATATCATTTTGTAGTATTGTTTCCCAATTTAAACCCACTTTACTGAGGTCTAATTCGGCCATACTACCGAGTTCGCCGTTATTGGCAGATTGTTGATACAACACAGTGCCGTCTTCACCGGTCGGATTGCACTTGATGTAAATATCGCCACTACCTTTCGCATTATTTGCACCGCGCTTGTTATAATAATACATGTTTCGTGGCATTCGATTCTCGCTAATTGGTTCTGTTTTCGTGACCGCAGTATCACGACTTGTGTCATTCAAACTGGCCAATGAATCCCGAAAAACGAGAATTGCGTCCTTTTTATGATAGACGATATAATTGTATACACCGGTATATTGAGGTAATAAATGACGACCGACATACGTAAAGAACCCCTCCTTCGGAATAAGGTTTCCTAAATTGAAGTTATTGACATCAGAAATATACTTTCCGCCACTTCTCGATCTACTCGGCAGATTCTGAAGAATGGTGTTCATAATATCTGAACTCTGCTTTCCAGCGCCATTTCCGATATTGATGGGGATGGATACAATCAAGTTGCGTCCGTCCGAACTGGAATGATACGCGAGAAGTTCTGCATCAGCAAGAGCACCATCGTAACGATGTAATGATGGTTGGTAAATATGGATATGCTCTACTTTATAGTCGACCCCATTGTATTTGGCCGGATACAATCCCCCGCTGCCACTGTCATATGGAATGCTCAAATAGGAACCCTTATGAAATACATTACATGTGCTTGTGTTGTATTGATATGAAAAGTTACAGGTTGACGAACACGACCGGTCTTCTTTTCGCATAACATCGGATGTCAAATTTACTGGCGCATCTCGATTTGATTTTACTTTGGATGTCATTATTGGTTACGTATACCTCTTATGCGTCTTTGTATTTCTATATATAATATTATATATAATTTATGTATATGGAAATCGTATGAAATTAACACGAAATAAGATACGAAAGATACGAAAGCAACGTCATCAAAGTGTTAAAAAATGGAAAAAGGCGCGAAATTCAATCCGGAGGAAGGTTGTGACATTTAGACGAAGTCCCCAGGATATCATTCCAAAACGAAAACATGTATTCAATAAAACATTGAAAAAGTATATTCCGATTCAGGTCTTGGAGTATTTAAAGGATAAATATCTCAATATGCGAAGAATGCGACGAAAACAGCGACGGATGAACATGATGAGTGGTGGTGCTCTTGAAACTACTGCTACTGCTACTGATACTGCTACTGATACTGCTCCCGCTGCTGCTACCGCTCCCGCTGCTACTGATGCTGCTCCCGCTGCTGATCCCGCGGTTGATCCCACTCCCCCTGATGAGGTGA